CCCGATGTTGTCCATGGGTCACCAAACATTGCGTTCATCTTTTGTCTTAATTGGTTTGTGAATACAAGTGCAATTGACTGACGACCAATCATATTGGTAATCTTTCTCATTGCTTTGGAAATAATAATAGCTTTGTCCGTTGCGTAACCATCTTTGTCGTAATCAGCTTCCATCTCTTTCTTTGAAGATGCTGCTGCTACTGAGTCAACTACAATCGTAACTAATCTATCTTTGTCTCCTGTTCTAACCTTTTCAATAATTGTTTCACATGCTTCAAAAATACCTTCAACGGTATCAACTGAAACATATAATAACTTTGAAATATCTACTCCGATTGCTTCTAAGTATTCTCTACTTACGGCAGTTTCGGTATCAATCAATACGGCCACTCCACCTTTGCGTTGTGTTTCAGCAAGGAGATGGGCGGAGAGCAAAGATTTTCCACTTTGCTCTAAACCCGTAATCTCACTAATACGTCCAACAGGGAAGCCACCATAAGGTCTATTAGAGATTGCAACATCCAACATAGCATTACCAGTTGAAATCCAATCTTTAACATTGGTAGGGGCATCACCACCTTCATCATTTAGAAAGTAGGCAATCTTACCATCCTTATTTTGTTTGTTTAATGAATCAGCAAGAATACTTGCTAAATCCTCTTCTCTTTTGGCCATTGTAACCTAATTATTAATTGTTAAATAAATCATCAAATGCTGATGCTACATCATCCTTTTGTTTAGGAGCTTCTTCCTTTTCCCAAGGTAAGTCACCACTAATGTCCGATGTTCCACCTAAGTCAACCGATACACTTTTTTGTTGTGCTGCAGGTTGTATTTTTGGTTTTGGTGCTTCTAATTCTTCAACAATCTCATCATTAACTGCTGCTGATGGATTTAACCAATTTTCTAAAACTGACTTTAACTCTGCGTAAGATAACTCCTGATATAATTCAGTAATTTCTTTTTGACCATCTAACAATTGTTGGATAGTTTCCGGAGAGTCTGCTAATTTAGAAACTGCAGGTTTAACTCTGATTGTTGTTGTTGGATAAGATGCGTTAGATTCCTCTGCTGACATTACTTCCAATACGATATCTCTACCTGTGTTTGGGTCTGTAATATCTCCGTAATCAGGGTCAGCAATATATCCTAAGATATCTTGATAAACTGTCTTACCGAATCCCCAGAATTTTACTCCTTCTGATTCTTTACCTCTTACGATAACTGGTACAAAAGTTCTTAACTTTGGTTCCATTTTCTTACCTGCTTTCCAATCATCCGTATCACCTGTTCTCTTAAGTTTTTCTGCAAACTCAACGATAGGGTCAGGTCTACCAAATGACATTGGACTTAAATAAGTCTTGTTGTTAATGTTGTAGTGAAAGTAAAGTTCAATGAAAGGAATGTCTTTGTTGAACTTGTAAGGAACGATTCTCACTTGAGATTTTCCGTTTGCCGGTTTGAAAATTGAATCCGACTTTTTAGTGTTGTTTTGTAAAGAGCTAAATCTCTTTAGAGCCAATGAAATGTCCATTGTTTTTTTGTTTTTAAGGTTTAAAATTTGTTTTTAAAGTTGAGGTTTATATCGCGATATTCCTATATCTAAATATAACTTTTTCATCTTTTATTACTATAAATATACGACTATTTTTCCACATTACCAAATTTATTTTGGATAAAAAAGGTCATATATTTGTTTTTTTAATAATATGTTATTAGGTGCTTCCGACCTTTGTTGAAGATTTAGTCCTGATAAATATTCCATCAATTTTTGATTATTATCTAATTTTTTTTGAGTATCAGCTGAATAATAAAATTCATCGGTCATATTATTAATAAATTCATCAAAATTATCAAAAAATACTTCAAATCCTAATTCTTTTAATGTATTTTTAAAAATATCATTATGACCATGTACATATATAACATTTCTATAAAGTATAGGATATATTGTTTTTCTACTTAATGTATGATTAAAATATTCAAAAGAATTAATATCATCATTTAAACCAAAAAATGGTTCACATATTATGTTAAATTTAGTTCTAACATGCAACATTTGTGCTTTTTGTTGTGCATCATTTTGTTGATGAATATCTACTAATTCTGGTTCTAATTTTAGAGTTTTTAAATATTCAAAATTAATACCATTTTTTTCAGCATAATCATTATATATTTTATAATATCGATTTTCATCAAATGTATGAAAATTATGATATGATATAAAATTATTTGGATTAAATAATTGATTGTTATTTTTCAACATTGTTATTATCAAATCTCTATTTATTTTTCTATTATAATTTAAAAATAATAAATTTATATCTTTTGTATATTCTAATTTTTGCCAACCCGATAATGGGGCCGAATCTAATTTACATAAAGTTGCTGGTAGGTTTGCCGCAATTAATTTGTTTTGGTATTCATTTGGAAATTTTACTTTTAAAAAATCATTTACGTTTGAATTAAATGAATATATAAAAATTTTAAAACCAATTTTTAATGAATTTCTTATTATAAATTCAACAGGCCAGTTTTCTTTGAAATAAAATTCTTCATCACATTGTATAATAATATTATTATATGAATTTTTAATTTTATTTAATTCATTTACAACATTATGAAGTTCAGGTGATGTTGGTGAAAAAAATCTATTTATATCATTAAAATTAATACAATATGTATCAACTAAATCCGTATAAAAAAACTTATTAAAAAGTTCTATTCTATTTTCAAACATATATTATTTTTCTAAATTGGATATTTTTCTTTGTAAATAAAATACAGCTTTCTTTAAATCTTCTAGTTCTTTTTTAGGGTCTTTTTTACCTGCTCTTGCAACATATTTAACTACATTGAATAGATATGCATCTTTGTCTAATCCCCATGCTTCACATACTTTAATTACTTCGTATGGATTGTCTATTCCCCCATAGTGTTGAGGGCCATTTACCATCTCCTTTTCCTTGTGAATTGGTATTGCGTATTCGGGTGTTCCTGAAAATGAGTATTCTTCTTTACTAATCTTTGGTTTTGCTGGCATTACTATTTGTTTTGTTTTGTTTTTTGATTGCCACTCTCCCATTCGTTTATTTGAAATAGCAGGCGGTTTTGGCATTTGTGTCGAATAATCTCCGAATCCAAACATAATTTATTTTTTTATCTTTTCCAAATTTGATACCATTTTCTTTTAGGTGCAGGTTTACATAAACTAAATGGATTGTCTCCAAATGATGTTGTGCCTACATATTTTGATGAAAACATATTTAAAAATACTTCGTGATATTTTTCAGGTATCTTACTAAAATCAGCTTTTATTTCTACGTTCAATTCAATTGCACCATCTTCTATGGTTATCAATTTTAATGAATTGTAAGTTTCAACATATTGTGATGATTGAATGTTTAAGTGGCCTCCACCTAAAAACAATTCTGCTTCTTTTTTCTTTTCTGCCATAACTTATTTTTTACTATCCCAATATATTTCTCTAACTTTTTTTCCAAGTTCGATATCGTTTGGGGTATCTATTATCATTCTGCTATTAATTGTAATTAAATTTCTATCTTCTTTTATATAACATTCTCTACATAATTGTCCTGCACCATCTACATATCCATATCTAAAATCGACATGAGTGGTTTTTAATGTAGTAGTTTCTACACCACACATAACACATTTTTCGTAAAGTTCTAATTTTTCCATAGCTATACTTTTTGTTTATTTAATTTATTTTGTAATTTGACAACCAATGCACATGATTCATACTCCTCAAAATCAATAAGGATTTGTAATTGTTCTTCTAAAAGGTCTGTAAATTCTCTACTATCAATTGACAATGTGATAACAAAAACTTCTTTGATTAAGACTTTTGCAAAATCAACTCTCTTCTTTTTAGTTCTTAGACCATGTGCAATACCATCTACTATTGCCTTTGCAAGTTCTCGTCTATTGTTTTCAAAAATGTCCGAAGGTTCGTCAGCGTGAATTTCTATTGGTTTAAATCTTTTTCTTATTGACATAAATCAAATATAAGAAAAATATCTTAATTCTCCAAATTTTGAGTATTAAAACTTTTAAATACTTTTGTAGGTATCATTTTATAACCTGTATTGGATGTCGTTAGGATACAATTTCTAAATTCTTCCCAATCAATCATATAAGAGTTATCCAAATGTCCACCTGTTTTTGACTTAACTACTTCGTTTAAAGCATTAATAGTGTATATTGAATTAGATTGTTTCTTTCTATGTACAAGAATAGTTTTCCAGTCGGAAGGAATTGCATTAGAACCCTTTTCGACATTAAAAGTAATAAATGCTTCTTCAGGTCTTATCTTACTTTCTAAAATGAAAACATTTGGATTAGTTAGAGTATAATTTGTTAATATAAAATTAACCGATTTATCTAATTCCTCCTTTGTCGTAAAAAGGCAAAGTAGTTGTGTATTCATTATGATTGGTCATCGTTTGTATCATCACTAGATGATTGTTTTCTTTTTTCTCCGGCAGCTTTTCTTTTTGCTAATTGGTCTGCTTTATTAGAATTTGCAGCGGATGTGTCACCATTTGCTTTATTTGCTTCTGCACATTGTCTTACAAATTCATCATTACATAAAATTTCAAATCCAACTGTTCCTTCAAATCCTTTACCTTTTTGTCTTGCATCTACATATCCAACTGGAATCTGTTTTCCACCTCCTACAGTAAATACCAATAAAGCATCTCCGTTTGAATCTTGTACAACCGTTAATCCTTTATTTAATTCATCATAAGTTTTAACACCAAATACCGTTTGTAGTGTTTTTGTGGTAACATGCACACCATCTATTAACATAAACTCTGTTCCTTCCATGCAAACTTTTAATGGAAATGCTTCTGCTAATTTTTGCATTACACCACCCAATAATTCTGGACTATCTGGAATAGCTTTAATCAATGCGTTACCTGCGTCTTTTGCTATACTATAATGTTTTTCTAATTGTTTATCAACATCATATCCAGCTGCTTTTGCAATTTCTGCAGCTGCGACACATGCTTTGGTTACATATTTAGTTCCAGCTTTTTTAGGATTTAATTTTGTCAATCCTGCAGCTACACATTCTTGTGTAACTTCACCATTCTTTTTAGCACAATCTTTTACAATTTTTTGTGAAGCTAATGCAAATTTTCTGTCAGCTGATGTTTTATATAATGTATTTACTGCGTTGTTTAATTCGGATGGTTTCATATCTACCGATGCGTAATATCCCAATTTAAGAGCCGAATTGAATTGTTTATCACTAAACTCTCTAATTGCAGTCACCGCTTGTTTAACATTATCCGGTGCTTTATTAAATGCTTTATCTCTAATAGCTTTTGCTTCATCGGATACCATCTGTGCTCCTTGTTGCCAAGTTTTAGCTCCAGTTAGTTTCATTATTGTTTCTCTAGCCTTTAGTTTTTCTTCTTTATTTTTATTACCATCCTGTGCTTTACTATATAATGATTCCAATGCTCGTGTTCTACCTCTCTCACCATCGGTTACATAGTTTAATATGAAATTTTCAACTTCATTTACTGAACCATTAAAGAACATAATGTTTTCATCTTTTTTCAATGAACACCTTTGAGCTTGTGCAGGGCCTTTAGGTTTACCATTTTTATCAAGTGGTTGAACTCTTAAAAGTACATCCGTTGAAAATCCTTTTTGTGCATATGGTAATCCCAATGCTTCAATATCTTCTCTTTTGTCCCAAGCTGCTCCTTGAAATTGCCATTGACCTTTACCATATTTTTCATCCATTGATGCTTCAAACGATTGAGCGTGTGATAGGGATGCATCGACCCAACTATCGGTTCCAATTACATTATCCGTTCCCAATGCCTTTTTTAATGCTTTGGGGTCTTTTGCTAATTTATTAAATGCAGCTGCACCCATGCTTTGTTTTAATAAATCTATTTTAGTTTGTTCAATTTGTTGTTTTATAACATTAGCCAATGCGTATCTTTGGCGTGGGTCTTTGATTGACATAAATGCCATTGCCATTACTTCACCAAATTGAGATTGTATTTGTCCTGCTCCACCTTGCTTAATTAATTCAGTTACAGGGGGTTGTTTACCATCAACTTCGGTATTAATACATCTTTCCAAAAATTTAATATATTCTTCTGGAAAACCATTATTTCTTAATTCTTTATGTAATTTTTCGTCAAATATAAATGGTTGGGTTCTCACTCTTGTAGAATGTCCTTCACCATTAGCACCTTTTTTAGAATAATACTCTTTATCGGAATATCCTTCTGCCATATCCTTTTGAGCGTATTTAGGATTTGGATTTGTCATATCTGCACCTTCTGCACCATTTTGTTTTACATATTCCTTTTCAACTTGTCTTAATACTTTATCATCCAACTTTCCTAAAACTTGAGGAGCTCTTTTTTCAGGTTCAACTGATGGTGTTGTTCTTTTTTGTGCCTTACCATCATCTTTTGGTTGTGCATCTTTTCCAGGAAATACATTTGCACCTCCACCGGTTACACCGAATGCATTAGGGCCTTGTTGAGTTGGTTTTTCTTTTGGTTCATCCGCTGAAAGATTGCCACTTGCTTTTGCTGCTGATATTTCTTTTTCAGATGGAATATCATGCACTACATTATCTACTTTACTAACTGCATATATTGCCCCACTTTGTTTATTTTTTACCCAAGTTTTACCTTGTGGTGGTGCAACTCTTTCTTCTTTTAAGAATGAATAATATACTCTAGCTTTCTGTGCCATTTCGTTTGCATCGGAAACACCATTCTCTCTTAATATTTCTACTAATTTTGTAACTTGTTCCTCTTTTGTCAAATCAATAATACCATGTTCTACACGATATTCTAATTCTTTA